AAGATTAGAAGTTTCTAAAAGCGTCTTGGAAAAAGAGCCTGTAGCTACCCCGAGTTCCGCTCCATACCCGGTTAATTGAAGTTTGTTAAGGAGGGAACCAAACTCTTCTCTACTTTTCATTTAGGAACGCCCAGCATCGGGCGTTTGTCATAGAGATTAGTCTTGGCATAGGGACCGTTGGCATGATTATAATGCAAAAAGACCTGAGAACAAACGTTTCCTTGAAAAGGTTCTCGCCAATGTTCAAGACCACACCCTGCATAAATCAACATGTCTCCTACTTTAAGATTGATACGGGTTCCTTTAGGAGCTCCGGTTTTATGAATCTCTTTATATTCATCAATGATATACTTCCCTCCTGATGGATCCAAAAAGATTGGCCATTCATCTCCTCCTAAATGAAGAGTGGTTGAAACTTCACAACTCGGTCTATCTATATGTCGTCTTAACTTATGTCCTTTTTCATAGAGGCGCGTATAAGAATACGTTGGAACTAAGTCCAGGCCTGTTTTTGCTTTCATAATAGGAATCATGTATATTAATAAAGTTTCCATCGCCCAGTCGGCATACTTAGAATAGGCTCCGGGTACCTGGTGATCAGTTCGTCTCCCAATAAAAGGATTCTGAGGATTCACTCTATTATGTTTCAGTAGAAAATCCACAGTCTCTCGCTGCATGAGCATATAGTTAAAAATAAAGTTAGCGACCTCTTTGGAAAGCGCTCCTTTGATCACTTGATATTTTTTTGTTTTAAAACTCATAAAGCTAAAAATGAAAGTCTAGTAGTATACCAGGTAGGAATGGTATAACGATGACCTTTCTTTATTTCCAAGACCTGGTGAGCATTATAAGCATCACTACGAAAAATAACATTGGTACCGGATTTAAATTTAAAGGTTTCATCATTCACGAACTTCAATTCTCCTCCTTCGTAATCATCATTTAAATAGATAAGCGAACTGTATTTCATTTTGTCAACAGTAGTTCGATCGGTATGTAGACTCATGGTTTCTCCTTTAGTCCATCGACAAATTTTAGGTTCATCCCATGGGCCAACTTTATCTTTAAAATAATGATCAATAAAATAACAGGTCTTAGTGACATAATATTTGAGAATGGAACGAATGGTTTCACTTTTTATAATGTCATACTGGAGGTTACGATGAGCATGCTCTGAAAGCTCATCGTTACAAAGATGTTTATTGTCTTCAAAATAATTTATTAACATAGGCCGATGATTTTTAAAGACAAATTCTTCAATCACAAATTTAGTATCTGGTTTCATTCTACTTTTCCTTCTTCATTGACTTGAATAAAATTAAACGAAACTGACACACGCCAGCCCTTTTCTTCTTTTTCTTTGGATTCATTTATTTCTACACCATGAGAAACCCATGCCGGAAACATAATCATCTGTCCTTCAACCGCAGGATAAATCACCACGCGCCACAAGGCTTTAGGTAAATTTTTTAATCGTTTAGGCAGTATAATATTAGGGCCCGGTCTTGGATCTTCGAGAAATAACCTACCAGAATTCTTAGGAACTTTTACATAATAGACACCTGACCATTGAGAGTTGGGATGCATATGCTGCTTATTATAGGATCCTGGATAATTAATATTCGCCCACATATTGCCGAGTCCAGGCTTGGGCTGCATGCCATAGTCTTTATATATCTCTTCCTGCATGACAAAAAGTTCATCGGTTAAAGGTTGATACTCTTTTTTAAAATTCATATTGGTAGGACTGTGCCAACCTCCTCCTGCATTTGTTTTTTCTTCACTTTTATCTTTTTTACTCCAGGCTTTAATGAGGGGGTATAAATATTTATTTAATTTCTTAGGATCCTTAACCATTTTCATATAAATGGGAGTCGGGAATAAAATTTCTCGGTTCATTTAAACGGAGGTCCTCCGAACCATTGAACTAAAGAACGTCGAATACCTTTCTTGACCTTACTCACCCGATGACGAAGCATACTGCAAAAGAAAATAGCTTGTCCTTGCAAAAGTTGAGGAGGTTTATTCCCATATGTCATAAATTCTAGATCCCCTCCTTCAAATTCTGAGGGATTCGAAAGCAAAATAGTCATGGATATTTTTCTAACTGGTTGTTCGTACATACCATTAACATCAGCATCCATATGCCAATCATAAAATCCTCCTTTAGGATATTCGGTAAATTGAGCATATTCACTAAGTCGCATCCCGTCATATCCAAAATGATTTCCGTTAGTCTTTAGCATGACGTCTTCAATCATTCTGTACATGTCAGGCATCTCTTTAAAAGGAATCCAACTGATCGTGGTAATTCTTTTTTTAGTGTCATAGTTTCCTTCTTTTTCCTCTTTATGTCCTACCTGAGCCTCTACTTGTTTTTGCTGATGACCCATATTAATAATATCCTGACACTGTTCAGGAGTGAATAAAGGCTTCACTGTATTAGCCATTAAAGATTTCCATTTTGGTTCACGAATCATAGGCCAAAAATATCCTTGTCTTCTTCATTACATTTTAGTTCTAAATTCAGAGAGATTCTTTGTTGGGTGTTAGAAGTAACTGGTCGATGGTCTAAAAATCCAGGGAAAATTAACAAGTCAAAATTTTTAGGTTCTATATACCACGATTCTTTATCCCTCTTAAATTTAATTCCATAATCTTTTATCGTTTCCAAATAAATAACGGAGTTTATACTAGAGGTACGTCTATGATTATGCCATCTATCCTCTACATGATTACCCAATCCCGTAAAATAGCACCAAACTTTTAAAGGAGTATTCTTAAGCGTAAAGGGGTTTAATAATTTTTTACTTTTTTCCATAAACAACTCGTACAAATAAGCATTATAGAGGGAAAAGATTTCAAAGTTATAAGCCATAGCTCTATAGTTTCCGGCCTCATCTTTAGCTTTTAAAATGTCTCTTACTATTTTCTCTTTTTTATTTTTTAATTCTTTTTTCAAATTGAGTTTATATATGGGTCGATCCTTATTAAAAATCATTGAGTTGTCCTTGAACTAACTGGGTCATATTCAACATCACAATTACATACTAGCGTTCTTCTTTTTTCTTTTTTATTAGTGAAAGGATAAACGATATGGCGTACATCATAAGGAAAGACATAAAAGTCTCCAATCTTCATTTCAGGAGAATAATCAGCACGTACAAATTGACCTGTTACACTTCCTAATATTTGAAGTTGGCCATTCATCGGTTGATCGGGACGAGTAAGTTCCGGTCCCATATCTTTGGGAAGTTTAAGAATCATCACAGAAGAAAGTCCCGTATATATGTTGCCTTGATGAATATGAGCCGGATTATAATCTCCTGCTTTCATTTCATTAACCCAGATCGAATTAATTTTCATAGTACTTTTCTGAGTCTTAGTCCATTGTAAATAGTGATTAAAGATAGAATAGAACCATTTTAAAATATCATCCGAGACATAATTATGGGTATGCATTTTCGTACTAGTAGGTCCTGCAAAGAATAAGGAAACTTCATCAGGAATTTTTCCTGCAAGTTGCTTATTGGCATTGGGCAAATGTTTTTTTTCGGTTTCATAGAGCTCATTGAGTCCAACAAAAACTTCTAAAGGGACTTCATATTTTATGATTGATTGACCTAAAGTTACAGACGCAAATTTCATATAAATTTAATCTTTCCCTATTCCTTTATTTTTTACTGGCTTCATATGCCCTTTGACGTGGAGGATAACCTTCAGCCTCCGTAGGAATATAGTCTTTGGTAGCATTCATCAGATCTTTAGGCACTTCGCTTGTAATAATTTTAATAGGGACTTCTTTAATCCCTAGTTCAAGAGCAGCAAGATAACGATTGTTGCCAATACAACATTTATAACGATCCCCTTCTTGAATACAGAGTAAAGGATTGATCATTCCTTTTTCTTTCATCGAGTCTCTTACCTTTTTATAAAAAGCACTAGTTCTTTGAGTATTAGGATTTTTTCGTAGATTCTGGTTTCTTAGAAATACTTTTTCGATTGGCACCATCATACTTCAGTTCTCCTGATTTTCTAACACGTTTTAAAGTTTCCAGTTGACCTAGGACATTAAAGACTTCAGGTTGTGAAGAGCCCGGAGTCAAAGTTAATTTCTTTTGTTCGAGTTGATGCATGTATGATTCGGCTTGATGGGTGTTAACATCCTTGTCATCAAATGTACCATCGTGAAATTCTTTCTTAAGTTTGGACCAGGTTGAAATTTCTCTCATTCGAGCTTTAGCTGTCAATTCCATACTTGCTCGGTCATAAAGCTTTTGTTCCAATTCTATTTTAGCGAGTTTCTTTTCAAATTTATCTTCATTCGGATCTATAATTTTATGTTCTAATTTTTCAATTTCGACATCATTTCTACGATACTCAAAAGAAAGATGCATTAGGTTTTCAAAGTGGGTGTTTTGTTCACGAACCGATTGCCAATACTTCGCAGCATTGTTTCCATATTTATTATCGGATAGAACCGAGAAACGCATTTCTGTTTCCGTTCTAAACATTTGTTTCTTAGCCCAAGTGTCCTGAAGTTCAGGAACCATCTTTTTAAATTCAGATGCTTGAGATCTATCCAATAAAACCATAAGGTGTTTGACTTCCTTATTGGCCTGCTTTTGAATACTTCTTTTTTCTTTATTCATTCTTTCTCTGTTGTATATTAGTTTTACGTTGCTGTAAAGGTTACGTTGGATGTACCATTATATCCTTTTAAAGTTGCAGTTGTAGAATTATACCAAACCTGTCCTTCTACAGGATTTGCCGGATCCCCCGCAATTGTTTGTATTAGTATTCCTTTGATTGTTATATAAGTTGCCATTAGCTTGTTGTCACCGTTTTAATTGCTAAAACTGGATCAGCCCATTCTTCAGTAAGAGCTAGAACGGTTGGTGTTGATCCACCTCCTCCAAAATAAACAGTCGAGCTAGTTGTTCCTCCACCCGACATACCTCCAAGTCTCCGTGCAGTCCCCAGGTCTGCTACTTCTGTCCAAGATGTTCCATCATAAGTTTCAGTCAGCGCTGCTCCTGCTGGGAATTCGCCCCCTGTAATTAGTGCTGCAGTAGTAGTTCCACAACCGCTCGACTCGTCTCGCGGAGAGGCTATAGTATTTCCTTCTGACCATGAACTTCCATTCCAAGTTTCAGTTTTATCTGTTCTAGTATAAGGGGCTCCAGCGGGATTGGTAAGGACCCCTCCTGCTATAAAAGCCGCTGTGCTTGACGCTCCAGCAGCAGCCATTGAATATCGTGCTGTTTGTATATTTCCTACTTCACTCCAACATGTTCCATCGTAAGATTCGGTAAGAGCATAAATAGTTCTAGGGACTGCTGGTGCGGTATATGAACCTCCCATGACTTGCCCTGCTGCAGCAGTTCCAGAACCGCCCATGTATCCTCGGGCAGTACCTATATTATTACCTGCCGTCCAAGACGTTCCGTCCCAGGTTAATGAAGTTTGGACATAACCGGTGGTGTGGCCGCCGGCAAATATTGCTGCAGTAGTAGTTCCAAAACCGGAACCTATATTCGTTGCTGCAAGCAAGTTTCCTGTTACTTCTGTCCAAGATGTTCCGTCATAAAGTTCTGTATTAGTGACTCTGGCTGGGGCCGTACCTCCAGCATACATAGCCGCTCCTATAACGCCTGCTCCCATACCCGAATCTCTAGCCGTGTTCAGATTATTACTAGAAGCCCAGGCTCCTGCACCTTCAATACTATATTTAAGGACATTTGAAGTGGTATTATACCACACTTCTCCAATAGATGTTGCCGCAGGTGGGTCTGCGGATAAGCTCTCAACTTTAACCCCTTTAATTCCTTTGTAAGTAGCCATAATTAATTCCTACGGTAATGTATAATCTGTGGGTCGGGTAAAAGACTCAAAGCCTACAGTCGGTGCTTTTTCCGCTTCCGGTAAAGCATCCCACGTCGCTTGGCCTTCTGCGATCTTGCCATCAACAATCGCTTGTGCTTCTGCTTTTGTTTTAGCAGTGCCACTTACTCTGTTAATCCAAGCAGCTCCTTTGCTATTATCACCAATAATCCAAACGTCGCCAGGATGACCAGACAGATAGAAATCGTTACGATCTTCGTGCGTAAAGAATCCCTTTCCGAAATTAGTCGCTGTACAATATGTGTTTGCCATAGTTTCCTCCTTGTTATTAAAATTTGTTATATCTCATTATTAACTCACTGTCACGGTTTTGATTGAATAAACTGGATCGCTCCATTCTTCGGTTGCAGTTAGTCCTGCCGTTGGAGGGCCTCCTCCAAAAACTATTGAGTCTGTATTTGTTATTCCTGCTCCAGGGAACTCCTGTCTTGCAGTTGCTAAATCTCCAACTTCAGTCCAAGAAGTTCCATCATATTTTTCGGTGACAGCAGTAGCAGATCCTGAATTACCCCCTGCGGCTAACGCCGCTGTACTAGTTCCAGCGCTAGCTAAATAATGTCTAGCTGTATTTAAATTATTAACTTCTGTCCAACACGTACCATCCCATTTTTCTGTATTTGCTGTGTTACCAGGAGAGAGCCCGCCAAAAGCTAGAGCTGCAGTATTTGTTACTCCCGCACCACCTAAAGAAAGTCTTCCATCATTTAAATCATTCACTTCGGTCCAACACGTGCCATCCCATGTTTCACATGTTGCCGTCGGGCTACCAGGAACACCTCCAAAAGATAATCCTGCCGTTGAAGTTCCTGCCGCTCCACCAGCACCTTTTGCTGAAGTTAAATTATTAACTTCTGTCCAGCAAGTTCCATCCCAAATTTCGCAAACTAATTGATAACCAGGATCATTATAACCTCCAGCAGCTAAAGCTGCAGTATTTGTTGTTCCAATCCCGTCAATTAATCTTCTTGCAGCATTTAAATTATTAACTTCAGTCCAAGTCGTCCCATTATAAGTTTCATTATTAGCCATTTGTGAAGTGGATGCCTGGCCTCCAAAACATAAAGCGTTAGTATTACTAGCTCCTGCACCTGCGTCTTGCTGTCTAGCTGTGTTTAAATTTGTACCAGCAGCCCAGGCTCCTGCGCCTTCGGTTCCTATTTTCCAAACATTACTAGCAGAATTATACCAAATTTTTCCCTCATTATCCGCTGATGCAGATGGGTCGCTTGCCAAACTTTCAACCAAATATCCCTGTATACCTTTATAAGTAGCCATTTATTATTTATCCTTCAATAGCCAGCCTTGAGTAGAATCTGTAAAAACTAAAGTAAAAGCTGCTCGTTCAACAGCAACGGTTAAATCAGCAGCGCTTCCATTAATTTTATCTAACCCATTACGACCGACAGTTAAATTATTAGTATCAAACGTTCCTGCATAATCAACAAAAGTACATTCGTCTCCTATTGAGCCAGCAGGAAGTGTAGCTGTAAAAGCAGCTGAAGTCGTATTACAAAAATATCCTTCTCCTGCCACTGCAGTAAACAAAGCTGTTTTAACTGCTTGCCAGGAAGTTCCTCCGGACACTTCTGTCCAAGATAAAGATGCAGATCCATCAGTTTTTAAAACATAGTCTGCAGTACCATCAGCTGTAGGCCAAGATAAACCATCAAGTAAAATTGCTCCACTACCATTAGGAGTGACTGCAATATCTCCATTAGCTCCATCCGTAATTTGAATTACTCCAGAGTTAGTTCCACTATTTGTATTTAAAATTAAATCAGTTGCTCCACCCGTAGTTACACTTAAAGTTCCTGCACCATTTGAAGTTAGAGTAGCTGCCGCGCCGGAATCTCCGACGGCTACTGTATCTCCTGCTAAAACAACATTCCCTGTTCCTGCTGGTGTAATATTAATATCTATGTTTGAATCAGTTCCACTTGTAGAAACTGAAGAAAGAGTAGGGCCATTGCCCGTTGCTGCATTAGCTATTTTAAATTCGTTAACAGCTGAACCTGTTGTACCCCAGACTAAATTTTCATTTCCATTAGCATCGGCGACAAAGCCACCATCTGCATATTTAGGAGCTGTGAATGTTTTATTCGTGAAAGTAGTTGTAGAACTTGCTGTAACGGTTCCCATTCCTACATCAACAAGGTCTGTACCACTCATGTATACAAGTTTATAACCCTTGTCTGAAGCAGCGAAAGTAGTTCCGGATCCTGAATCTGATGCTCCTTTTAATTGAACAGTAGGAGTACCTGATCCATCAGTTGTATTATTAAAAACAACTTTCAATCCTTCTGTAGCAGTAGGGAAAGTTACAATTTGATTTCCTGTAATTGAACCTGTTAATTCTATAACCGTATTACGAGCAGCATTTGTTAAACTATCAGCCGTAGATGTAGCATCTCCATCCGTCATTAATAGCGCTGTAGTTTGAGCTCCACCCGCAATGGTTTGTGAATGATAGCCTGATGCGGCTTGTTGAATAATATCTAAATTTGTATTTGTTTTGGTACCCCAAGTTCCGGCATTCTCGCCGGTTGCCATTTTTTCGATACCTAAATAGTTATATGTTGATGCCATAAATTTCCTAAGCTGCTTCTTTACCCGTTACATCCGTATAGCTGGTATTTGATCCAGTTGCAACATTACTATAAGATGTATTTGAACCTGTGTCAATATCCGCATAATGAATAATTCCTGGCACTCCAACCGATGCTGTAGCAGAAACTCCAGTTAATCCCATCGTCATTTCGGTAGGACTAATTGATCCTACACTGGCAGTAGCCGACACTCCTGTCAAGCCCACTGTCATTTCAGCAAGACTAATTGATCCTACACTCGCTGTAGCAGAAACACCGGTAACATCTATTAATTCAATACTAGCAACTGTAAGACTTCCTACTGAAGCGGTTGCGGAAACTCCTGTGAGTCCCATAACATCCGCTGGTGTAATTGCTCCTACTGAAGCAGTTGCGGATTGGCCAGATAATCCTTGAGTATGATCCGCACCATTATTTATTGAAGGACTTCCTAAAGAAGCAGTTGAACTTACACCAGTTGGTATTTGTGTAGATGAATATTTAATATCGGGACTTCCGAGAGAAGCTGTTGCTGAGACTCCACTTGGAAGAGTACTAATTTCATACTCAATGGCATAAGAGCCCCAAGCCCCACGACCCCAAGCATTATATCCCCATTCATTAGCACCTAAGTAAGCAGTAGCCTCAAGTCCAGTAACTGAAACTGTGGCATCGTTGAGTTCTCCCCAACTCTCTTCACCCCAAGTCTTAGCTCCCCAACCTGTACTATAAACTGAAGAATCGTTCCAGTCCGCCTGTCCCCAGGTTAACCGTCCCCATCCTGATGATACGTCTGCCATAAGGAAAGACTCCTTATGCTATTCTAAGTATGGCTGTAGAAGCAGCTGCTGCTGGAAATTGAATTGTGAAAGTTCCGCTTGAAACTGTCTTATCTCCACCAAAAGCAATTGCGGCAACAGAATCAGTTGTCGATGAGCCAGTGCCAGTTGTAGTATTATAAATAAGAGCTGCGTTTGCCGTGAAAGATGAATCAGTCCATGAGACATCCGAAAAATCTGTATAAGCAGTTGTGCTACTTGAAACAGGAGTTATATTAGTTAATGCTGTTCCTCCTGCCGTATACCCAGTTCCTGAGGTATTTGTAATTTCTTCTGAAGTTGAATAGTCCGTTGTTGATGCTGATAAAGTTGCAGCACTATCATACATTGCAATTTTAAAACTATCTCCTGTAGAAGCGGTAAAGTCCATTTGACCCTTCATGAGTAAAACTTTGAATGAGGTACAAACTGCTGATGTATTTGCCATAATTTATTCCTATTGGGGCGGCGATTCAATTGGTATTCGAATCGTGCCATCCGTATAATCGTCTCTTCGTCTTCGTCCAATTTGCTCTGCAGCAAATTTCTCTACTTCCTGTTTATATCTATTTTCATATAGTGTCAACATGTCCATTGGGCCTTTTAAAAAGCTAAAAGCCTCAACTAGAGTCGCATATAAAAAGCCATTTGGAAAATTCTGACTCATCCAAGTTGTTGTATTACTAGAGCTCAAAGCGGTTGGTTTAGCGTTAAAATGGACCTGAAACATATAAGCTGCGTCTGGAACAGGGGCAATCATGTAGCGTCCTGATGTGGTATCGGTCGTTCCTGTAGCTCCCCCAAACTGTGCATAGTACTTAGGACTTCCTGTAGATGTATTAGCGGCAACATATTCATTTAAAAAAGTTTGATCTCTTTTAATTAACCAAACATTTGCTCCTGTGATAACAGACGTTGAAGTATAAACTTGAATTCCTCTAGTAAACAAACAGCCTGCTGGACAGTTAATGGTTTGTTGTCCTGAAACTAAACTTCCTGATTGTTGTTTTCGATCCGCATCGATGGGAACATCACGCAGCATTCTAAATTCTGCATTTTCAATAAATTGATCTGTAATCGTTGATGTAA